ACAATAATGGATTCAAATAACTTATCCAAAACAACACCCTTTTTAATAAGGTTTTGATTTGAAAGAATATCTTCCTCCTTTGCTGTCATATATTTTATTGTAATTCTACCAGAAGATAATGGACTATCTTTTGGATAAACTTTTCCTTGAGATGGAAGGTCTAACACTTCCGTTGGAAAATCATATTGCTTTTCTGCCATAACTTTTATAATTTTATGTTTGTATATATAAATACATAAATCTTAAAAATTTGGAAATAAAAAAGGGATACCTTTTGAGTATCCCTTATTTTTATAGTTTTTCTTAGATTAGAATTCAAGAATTGCGTAATCGTAAGCCAATGTTAATTCAATTGTTGCTACTTCGTTTGATTCAAATGCTAAATCACCAAAGTTAGCCTGCTGAATAAATGCACCTTTTAAAGTCCATTGTTCAATTTTATCACCCACAGGTCCTAATAGATAGAAAGTGATATCTTTCTTATAAAAGTCAGCGTATCCATCTCTACCAGTTATTGATTCGTGTCCTAAACGAACCCAATCCATAACAGATTGTGCCGCAGAAGGAACAATTGGGTCATAAAGAGTAATAGTGATATCTTGCCACTCACCTTTACCTTTTATCTTTCTGTAAACATTGATATGGTCCAACTTTACAGTTTCAAATTGAATTGTAGGTCTATTTGCTGCCTTTACAAGATATGAAGGGATATTATCTATCTCCATCACATATCTATTTTTCATTTTAGGTTCAAAGTTCGTATAGAACATTTTATCAAACTCTAATATTTCTGCCATTTTGTGTTCCTTTTAATTTATATTAATAAATATCTCTTTGTTACTTTTTTATATTATGCTGAGAAAGTTGCTCCAGTTGGTAAGATGTTGAAATCAATTACGATGAATTCAGCGGTCTTAGCAGGTTGTAAGAAAATTTGTCCAGCTAATATATTTCTATCAATCACATCAGGTGTATTGTTACTTTCATCCATTACTACTTTGAATGTGTACAAACCTTGTCTTTGTTGTACTGATTCTAAATAAGGAGTTACCGTATTTAAGAATCTATTTCTAGTAGTAGATGTATTTTGTTCAAACACTAAGAAACGAGATGTTGATGCTACGAACTTCTTCAAGTTGATAAGTAATCTTCTTACATTGATTCTATCTAATGCAGATGCCTTATCTTGCAATGTCTTCTGTCCGAATGCTACAATACCTTGCCCAGGGAATGCTGCGATTGGGTTTACTTTGTTCTCATATAAAGTATCTCTTTCAGCGTGCGTAAGTCTATTTAATACACTTACTGCTCCAGTGATACCACCTCTATTCAAACCAGCAGGTGCGAACCATTCTGCTGCTAATCTATCGTTAGCTGCGTAAACAGCCGGTAACAATGTAGAAGGTGGAACAGTTGTAAGTTTGTTTGTATTTGAATCTATTGTCTTAACCCAAGGATAGTAAGTTGCTACATAGTTTGAATCAACTGCGTTTGCTTGCTCAGTTGCTTCAGTAATTGTATCATCAAAATCACTAAAGTCAGCGATATAGAAACAATCTTGTCTATCTTCAACCATATCAATTACCTTAGTAACGATAGCCGGATTTAATTGTCTATTAATACCAGGTGTTACTACCATATTGATATCATACTCATCAGGGTTAGATATAGCGTTAATTGCTTTAGTATATGCTACTGAACCAGATGATGTTGATGTAGCGCAATTGAATCCTTGAACATTTGAGTTACCCCAATCTGCATCACCAGCTTTTGCTATCTTAACAGTTGGGTTTAAACCATCAAATCCGTATTGGAAACCTAAAACAAATTGTCTCTTAACCATATCAGTAGATGCTGAACCAGTCATCACATAATTCAATTGAGAATCAAATGCGAATACCACATTTGCTCCAGCTACTGCTCCATCAGGAATTGGTTTTAAATATTGTTTGTTATCAATAGATTTGTTTGTATCTTCAAAATCCATACCAGAGAAGTAAACAGGAGATGAAGATGTATTGTTTGCAGAACCTGTTTGGTAATTTACTGCAGGTACTAAAGTTTCATCACCAGTTCCAGTTTTGATTGGATTTACATATGCAGCGTGTCCGAAAGGTGCTGCTGAGATTGGATACGAACCAGGTCCTAAGATGCTTGAATTTGCATCCATTACAACTACTCTTACATATTTTGATTTGTTAGCGTAGTCACCATTTTCAGTTATCTTACCATCTGCATCAATTGTTATTTTTCTATCACCAATTCTTCTAGCTATATAGTTTGGAGAAGCAGGGTCTAAGTTTACATTGTTATAAGTTTCAATTACACTCTTTCTCTTATCAGTATCAGAGAATGCTCTAATAGTAACAGTGAATGTAGAGTAATCAGTTGAACCATCTTCACCAGCTGCTTTTACATTAGAAATACCAATTTTGAATTTAGTATTATATAATGTACCATGTCCAATTGTTTGGAATTTAAATAAGTTATATCTTTCACCAGAAATTAATTGTGATACAACGATTGGAGTTTCAGCTTCATGTGCATCTCCATAAACTTGCGATGGAAGATTCACTTCATATATCTTAACGCCTTGCTCACCACCATCAGTTACCTTATATCCTAAAGAAGCACTTTCAAAATACAAATAGCTATAAGCTGCTTTAGCACCATATGGAGATTCACCAAATACATCGGAAAGGTCATTAGTAGCTGTGTTTAATATAGATGCTGAAATATTTGTTGCTGCAGAACCAGACCCAATCTTTCCAGATATTACAAATGAACCAGTATCATTTGCACTACTTGTAATATTAGTTTCAGCTGCCGCAAATCCAACACCTTCATCACCAAAGTTAGTAGAGTATAATACTCCAACTAATTTTTTACCATATGAACCAGATGCCAAAATACCCAAAGGTGCTGCTTGTGTGTAACCACCAATACCAGCAACTCTTACGATTGTTGCTTGTCCAGCTTCTCTTAAATAGTTTTGTACTGCATATTCAGTATAATAAGTTCCATCAGGTGTTCCGAAGATATCTTCAAATTCTGATTGCGTTCTTACAATAGTTGGAACGAATGCAGGTCCTTGCTTAAAAGGTCCTATAAATGCTGCTCCAATTTCCCCTACTCCTTGTGCTAAGAATGATAGGTCATTTTCTCTTGTGAATACGCCAGGTGATACGATTCTTTCTGCCATTTTATTTCTCCGATTTGTATTTTAAAGTTGTATTTTTTTGTTATTTCCGATAATTGGTAAAAATACACATATAAATATAAACAAAATATCCAAAACACAAATTCAATTAGATTGTTGCGTTTTGGATATTTTATATGAAAATAATTAAAATATTATTAAACTTCTGTAGGTGCTATATCAGGTGGTGGCATTGTGTTACTACCAGATGTTGGTGACCAAGGCATATCTACCTCAGAAACTTCAGTTCTAGCATATTTTACAATATCAATTTGTTTTTGTATTTGCTGATTAATATGATTCATATAATTGGTTGGTGATGAACCGCTCACATAATTTTTAACCCAACCTAACACCAACTCTTCAGTCAAATCACGATAATCAACAAATCCATCCCCATTTAAATCTTGTATTTCAAATGGAGTTGCACCTGTAAATGTACCACTATTACCATCTTCATCAGTACCGGTTAATTTCCATTGAGTACCAACAATTACATCACTTAAAGTATCTGTATTTTGCTTTTTAAGGCCTGTTAATTTCCATTCGTATGTTAATCCCATAATTTTTTTATTTTATATCCCTAATAAATATCTTATAATAATAATTTTATTAATCCTCCACAGAACCACTGTAATATGAAGTTGTTAATAAATGTTTATATGCTTGCTCTATATGATTAAATTCAGATGGAACTTCTAAGAAAAAACGGCAGTAATGGTCCATACCTTCCGTACCAATTGATACTCCATATTTATTATCTCCTGCATTAGTACCAATAAATCCTATTGGTTTTGCATCATTATCCCTAGCTTCTTTATCTTTCCAAACAGTTACAGAAATAGTAGCTACATATCCAGCGGCCCAATAAACTTCAGTACCTTCTCCTCTATTTGCAAAAGTAAGACCATTTGGTCTAGTTGGGTCAGCAGGTAATGGTGTATCTGCTATTCTTTTTTCAATACTAACATTTGTAACCACATGATATGCATTTGGTACAGTTACCCCAGTTCCAGATAATTCGTAATCTCTTATAAGTGCCATATTTTATCCTTTATTATTAAGTATTAATTCTTTAAGTTTTTGTAATTCATCTTTTAATGAATTTATTTCTTCAGCTTGCTTATTAATAATAGTTTGTTGGTCTTTTATAGATTCAATGAATAAACCAGCTAAGTTACCATAAGCCACACCATATTCATCATTAACATCACAATATGTTACAGCTTCAGGAATAATTTCATTTACTTCTTGTGCAATTACCCCTATTTGTCTTTTCTTTTCTGCATCATCAATTCTATTATAGTAAACACCTCTCATACCCAACAACTTATCCAATGCTGAATCAATTGTTACAATATTTTCTTTTGCACGTCTATCAGAGTAAGCCACAATGTTTTCAGTAGCGTAGATACCTCTATAAACATACATACCATATGAAGGTGATGTTGAAGATGTATTTACACCCACACAGTTATAAGGCCAATAGTGATAGAACATCCAACGACCAGCTTGATAGTAAATACCACCATTACCACCACCATCAAACATTAATACAGGTGTGTTACCAACATCAATCAATATACCACCATATCCATTTCTACTACCATCAATTCTCCATTGACCATAAGTTGAGTTATTTGGATAAATGTGCGCTGAGTTAATTCCAGAATATATTCCGTGATATCCTTCTAATCTCTGCCATGTGTGCCAGAATGAATAGTTTGAAGGTCCACTCAATTGAATTAGGATACCACTCATATCATAATCAGAGTACAATCTAACACCTTCATATGAAGGTCCGTTAGCACCTAATTTAATACCAGTGTGATATGCAATTCTTAAATCCGGATAAGGATAACCCCAACCCCCACCTTCTTGGAAGATAGAGTATGCATGTGTACCTTGTCCAGAGTTACCACCAACACCAGTCATATCATATCTAGCAGCTCTCCAATAGTTATTTGCTTCACCAGAACTAAATTGAGAATATGATGTAGGGTCACAATAATATGAAGTATTGTTTTGGTCATAGAATATTGGTGCTCTAGAACTACCATTTGAGTATGAGTTGCCACCTCTATCAATGTAGAAGTCAGTAGTACCCCAAGAACCATTTCTATGTCCGTGGTCGTGGTTGATTCTAAAGTATGATGAATCTGCGTATCCAAATCCACATGTCCAAGTATTACTATCAAATCCATTAGAGAATAGGATAGAAGGTCTATCACCACCTGGTCCACCATTTACTCTAAATTCAGCAACAACACCCCAAGAGTTATCACCCTGATTATTTGCAACCTGCAATGCTCTACTGTTTGGACCCGTTCCTAACTTTGTAATAGTCATTACATGTCCACTAGTACCAAATTCACTATATCCATTAGGGTCTACATAATATCCTGTATTGTTCCAATCATAGAATATTGGTGCTCTCATAGAACCTCTAGCATACCAGTTATTTCCAGTATCATACCAAACAGATGCTGGATATGACCAGTTAATACCTACTCCATAATGTGGGTTGTAGTTATTATCAAACCAACCAAAACTCATATTATCAGGGTTTCTATTTGAGATACCCATCATAAATCTTCTATATCCTCCAGAAGTTAATACTCCTGTAAATGATAAAACCCCACCATGTGTTGTATTACCACTATCTGCATATGAGTTAATATATAAATGTGGATAATATGGTGCATTAAGTACCATACCATATCTATCACCATCAGGATAAACAGAAGTTGAACCATTGGTTGCTAATGTATCAGGTCCTAATAATAAAGAATAATATCCACTAGACCCAGTGAATCTACCGTGATTAAATCTAGAGTTTCCAGTTGGGTCATCATAAAATGCAGTGTTATCATTATCATAAAATATTGGTGCTTGGATTGAACTTCTAAACCAACCTCTTGATGAGATTGCCGCAAATGTAGTACCATAATTCATCACCAACATACCGTGGTCATTCAAGAAACTAGCTTGTCCTCCAGCATTTGGATGCGACCAAGCTATACCATATAAGTTACCACTGCTTGAACCATCAATTGCTAATTTGTATGCATCACCCATTGAGAATACACCCTGATATCTAGTAGATGTGTAAACACCTACAATAGATTGCCCGTAGTTGTAATCTAAATAAATGTTATTGTTTGTATTAATTCTAATAGGTGCGTTAAAGTTTGCAACACCACCACCACTATTAGAGAAACCTACTCTTGATGCATATTGGTTTGAACCATTCAATGAGAAGAATCCGTTATTCTCACCAGCAAAGTAACTACCATCAATTAAAGTTGATACTTGTCCATTTGCATATGCCGTTACAAACTCACCACCAGCAACAGATATACCCCAATATCTAGTAAATCCATAAGAACCTAAATCCGCTAACCAACCACCACTGTTGTACCAAACTTGTGCGCCACCAATTGTCATATTTGTGGCGTTAAGACCGGATGTGGTAAATTGTGCATAGTTTCCACCATTACTACCAGCTATTCTAAATCCAGTACCAGTATAGAAAACTAATTCTTCCCAATCATCGGTAGCGTTCCACAAATAGTGATTAGTATCTCCATTAGTTCTTAGATATAGTCTTTGGTCATTTAAACCAAATGAACCTGTCATATTTACACCACCACTTACAGGTACTGCATATGATGAATAATTTCCAGAATGTAATAAGTTTCTCCAACCACTTTGCCAGTTGTTGTTACCATACCAACCATATCTATGTTGGATTTCACCTTGATAGAAATAGAATTGGTCATGTTGGTGTCCACTTAATCCATAATATTCAATTAATGTACCATATGATGAAGGTGCTCCACTTTGAGTGTAGTTATCCCACATTCTAAATGTCATAGGTTGTGTACCACTACCAACACCATGTGAACCCCAACTAAAATCCCATTCTCTATAAGGGAATGTTACTTGATTTACTACAATTCTATCACTATTCCATAAATAAGTTGTATCATTTTGTATATAATACAATGGTGAACGTAAATTACCGCTATTAGAATCAGGTGTCACAAAAACATCCTGATTACTCAATCTTATTGTTGTAAAGTTACTATTACCTTCCGTACCTGTATTTAAATCAATTACTCTAGGTCCTCTTGCAGATATAATCATTTTACCAGAACCATCGTGATTCCAGCTAAATCCATCTGCTGCATATGCTGCGTATGAACCAAATGATTGCGATGAACCACCCAAACCAAAAAATCCTTTGTGAGAACCATTCAATTGGAAATCAACTAAACCATATGCAGATGCATCATTTAAGTTTAGTTTAAGGTTTTGACTAGTATTGTAGTTGTTTCTGATTGATACACTTCCTACAGTTGTAAGTTCATTTATATTTGATGCCGATAACGGGTCTACATAATAACTTGTATTGGTTGAATCATAAAATATTGGTGCTCTATATGAACCATATGCCTCTGCGTAGTTAGCATATAATCTTTCTTGCCATTGAGAACCTTGTCTAATTTCAAATCTATCAGAATAACCTAAGATAGAATTATCAGGCTGTCCACTTGTACTATTAGCTGTTGCTCTAAATGCAATTACCGATACACCATTTGCCGCAGGATATAATCTTATATTTTCATTGTAACTATTGTTGTTAGCTGTGTTATAGCTTAACCACATATTATTACCAATGAAAATACCGTCCGCAGGTCCATTTATTTGAATTGGTACTAAACCAGTAACAGGATCATAAAATCCTGTTGAGTAAGAGTTATTGTTAGGCATCCAAATATATGAATCCGAACCATTCATTCTTATATCACCATTAACATATACATCGTTAAATGTTACATTATCAGTTGTACGAACATCTTGGTTCATACGATATGCATATGGTGCGTTTGAATTAGTTAAGAATCTAACCCAAGTACTCCATGTTCCACTATAACGCCCTCTCATTACAAGTTCGTTACCAGGTGTACCATATGCAATACCCAATTGAGTTACATTACCAGTACCATCTTTACTACTATATTCAAAGTTAAATGCGTGGAAATAATTTGTAAGTCCAACTGCACTATTTGGTCCGTTTGTAGCGTTTCCTAATAATAATGTATAACCACTACCAGGATATGTATTTGATATATCATTCCAGTCTGCAGTTCCACTAGTTGTTACTGCGCCGAATCCACCTAAGAATCTACCAGTTGATGTTATATTTGCATGCGTAACATCATCGTTTGTACGAACATTCTGATTCATTAGATAAACTTCGGTTGCACCTTGTCCGGTATTAATTGTACCACTAAGTACAATATTACCAGCTACTTCAAAGTTTGCATCAGCGTACCACTCTAAGCCAGATTCACTCCAATAAAATTGACGAGTTGCCTGATTACCTCTTTTAACTTCAATACCCGCATTTTCAGTTGGTGTTGTAGTTGATGTAATATCTGCATTTAATGTAATGATATTATCACCTACATTAAGAGTTGTTGTATTAATATATGTTGTAGTACCACTTACAGTAAGGTCACCACTAATTGTAGCGTTACCAGTTACTGCTAATGTAGTACCATCAAAAGTTAAATTTGATTCAACAGTTCCGTTTGGTGCAGTTCCGTTTAATGTGATTACACCATTATTTGTAGTACCAGTTAATGCTAATAATCCAGAAGTACCTGAAGTTCCACCACTTCCAGATGTGCCCGATGTACCAGATGTTCCAGAAGAACCGGATGTTCCACTACTGCCGCTTGAACCTGATGTTCCGGAAGAACCTGATGTACCGCTTGAACCACTTGTTCCAGATGTACCTCTAGTTCCAGATGTACCACTACTACCGCTTGTTCCAGAAGTTCCACCGCTTCCAGATGTGCCCGATGTACCAGATGTTCCAGAAGAACCACCTGTTCCCGGCGTTCCGCTTGTTCCACTTGTTCCGGATGTACCACTCGTACCAGAAGAACCAGATGTTCCGGATGAACCAGAAGTTCCACTACTACCAGATGTACCTCTAGTTCCAGAAGTTCCTGATGAACCAGAAGTTCCTGATGAACCAGAAGTTCCACTTATACCGCTTGTTCCAGCAGAACCTGATGTACCAGATGAACCACTGCTTCCACTTATACCGCTTGTTCCAGAACTTCCACTAATACCAGAAGTTCCAGATGTACCCGAAGTTCCACTTATTCCGCTTGTACCAGATGTACCACTTATTCCGCTTGTACCACTACTTCCATTTATACCAGAAGTTCCCGAAGTTCCAGCTGAGCCAGAAGAACCTTGTGCTCCGCTTGTTCCAGATGAACCACTTATACCACTTGTTCCAGCCGAACCACTTACACCAGATGTACCTGATGTTCCAGAAGTTCCAGCTGAGCCAGAAGAACCTTGTGCTCCGCTTGTTCCAGATGAACCAGATGTTCCACTTGTTCCACTACTTCCAGAAGTTCCAGATGTACCACTTGTTCCTGATGAACCACCACTACCAGTTACTCCAGAAGTTCCAGATGAACCCGATGTACCGCTTGTACCAGATGTACCACGCGTTCCAGAAGTTCCCGATGTGCCAGAAGTACCACCACTACCGGATGTACCACTTCCACCACCAGCACCTGTCAAACCAGATGTACCGCTTGTACCTGCGCTTCCTGTACTACCGCTTGTTCCGCTTGTTCCACTTGAGCCAGAAGTTCCGCTTGAACCACCACTACCAGAAGTACCACCACCACCAGTTAGACCAGATGAACCAGAAGTTCCGGATGTACCCGAAGTTCCAGAAGTACCGCTTGTACCTGCTGAACCTGTTGTACCAGCTGAACCACTAATACCAGAACTACCAGAACTTCCCGATGTACCACTTGTCCCACTTATACCAGAACTTCCCGATGTACCACTTGTTCCAGAAGTTCCTGATGTTCCAGAAGTTCCAGCTGAACCAGTAGTACCACTACTTCCCGTAGAACCAGATGTTCCACTTGTTCCAGAAGTTCCCGATGTACCACTTGTTCCAGATGTTCCAGATGTTCCGCTTGTACCAGAACTTCCCGATGTTCCAGAAGTTCCTGATGTTCCAGCCGAACCCGTTGAACCTGATGTTCCAGAAGTGCCAGAAGTTCCAGATGTACCCGAAGTTCCAGATGTTCCTCCACTACCGCTTGTTCCAGAAGTTCCGCTTGTACCGCTTGTTCCAGAAGTTCCGCTTGTACCGCTTGTTCCAGAAGTTCCGCTTGTACCAGATGTACCAGAAGTTGCGGCTGCTGTTTTAACACCTATTCTACCTGTTGTTGCATTGTAAACCAATACCTCATTTGTACTACCGTCTTGCTGTAAAGAGCCATCGCCAAATGATAATGAACCACTAATACCAACACTACCAGTAAATTGATGTTTATCTATTTGAGCATCACCAAATTTGTTTGAACCACTTGAGTAAATTATTGATGATGATATATAAGTTACTAATAATTCATCAGCACGAATTGTACCATCAACAGTTAAATCAGTATTAACTACTAATCCTTTATTTGGAGAAATTATTGCTGTGGCAGAACCTGATTTTAATCTATCTAAATCACCAATTGCACCAGCATCAATATTAAATAATCCACTACCATCACCTCTAAATAAAGATGAAGATATTGATGATGAAACAGTTAATGAACCAGTTATTTGAGTATTTGCTTTTACTTCTAAAGGTAAATTACCAAACGAATCAATTTCATAAGTTTGAATTCCAGAAGCAGTAATTTTCCCAACAACATTCAAAGATGCTGATGAGAAATCTACAATTTTACTTCCACTTACAAATAAAGAAACTGTATCTTTATTTTGTTGATTTAAACCATTAGGATTGTTACCTAAATACTCCATTCATTAAAACTTTTAAGTTATCTCCAATACTGAAACAATTACATCTGCCGAATTTGATAACGATGAGGTTACTGAAAGAAAATCCGTAGATTCCAAAACTAACTTTTGCTCACCACCAACTAAAACCGCAGAACTACCAGGCATAATTAAAGAATCTTTTACTACATATACAGCTTTGTTTGCCGATGTATCTCTAACCATTACACTAACTGAAATATTTTGTGTATTAACATTAGCTACACCAACTCCAATTACAGTTGTAGATGTACCAGCAGGTGCTTCATAAACTTTCACACCATTTGTTCCAATTGAACCTGTTATACTATTTTTAAATGTATTTGCCATTTATTATTTTATTTTTATCCCAATGCTATTGCAAAGGCTATAGCTGAATCTAAAACATTTACACCATCTACCAAATAACCACCTTGTGTCAAATATATAGAACCAGTTACAATTTGTGAACCAGTAACTCTTAATCGGCTTGTCACAGTCAAATCATTAAAGGTAGCTTGTTGTACTTCAATAGTACCTTTAAATGAACCTGTAAAAGAACCACTAAACGAACCACTTAAATCCGCATATGCATTATCTCTATCTTGAATGATTGAACCTGAAAATATGGGACTGTGTATTACCATTTTTATTTAGTTATTTTTCGTATAGGTATAAATATAAACTAATCCCTCTTTTAAGGTTTTACAGGCCACACTATATTAAATGGGTTTGCTTGATTTGTTATATCTCTTAATTCTTGTCTATATGTTGTCCAAATTGATTTTGTTTCGGATGGAATATCACTCAATTGTGTCCAATCACACTCTTGAAGTAATTCATTTCTTATATCTTTGATTTCAATCCACTTTGTTTCTATTCTCAATTCAATTTCAGATTGAGATGCATCTTCCATTTCCCAATTTTGATAATAAACACCATCTACTAATATCGGTGTTCCTTCTGAAATATTTTTTGTATAATCATTTGGCTTTGGAGTTTGTCTTACTTCGTATAAATCAAACTCTATCATAGTTTGTTCAGAAAGTGTGGCTGGGAATGTCACATTTCTATGGTCAGCTTTTAAATCCTCAATTGTATAAGGATAAACTATTTCATTATTTTTAATTCTAAGATAATTCATATTACTTAAAGTTTACAGGTATTGATGCGTAGTTACTCAACCCAAAACAATTATTAAACGCATCAGTTCCAGATGGCGTTGGTGTTCTATTCCATATTTCTGGCGCTGTACCTGTTAAAGCATTTGATGTTGTACTCATATTGTAAACATTATTAAAAATAGTAACACTTGTATTATATGTAAATTGTAATACATTTGTAAGTGATAAGCAGTTTCTAAATGTAGATGAAAAGTTCACAACTGCTGTGTTCAAATCAAAAAGAGTTGAAGGTACTGATGTTATTCCAGTACATGCAAAGAAGCACGATGCAAATGTTGTTGCTCCAACTACATTATCAAATAAGCCAGAAGGTACTGTTGTTAATATTGGGTTTTGTGAGAATGTATCCGTAAAAGTTGTTGCGTTTGGTGAATAATCAAATATATCAGATGGTATAGCTGTTATTCTTGTATTTCTCATAAATGATGCAAAAGATACAACTTCAGCCAATCCGGTATAACCACCCACACCACTCAAAGAAGAACTTCCAGGTATTGATGTTAAATTAGTACATCCATAAAAATTTACAGTTCTTAAACCAACAATTCCCCATTGTACCAACGATGTAATTAAAGTTCTTATAGATGCATTATTATCCACACGAAATCCTGGCATAAATCCATAAACACTTACCGTATATGTTCCGGCTGATGTATATGTATGTATTCTATCCGGCGATGTTGATGATGTTATTTGTGGTGATGCTGTTGTATCTCCCCAAGTTACATATAAATTAGGAGTCAAACCACCATAATCAACCAATGGTAGTGTGAATACAGTATTTGATGCCGTTGTTGTTATTTGAAACACAAACGGAAAGGCTTGTGTTGAATCTGATTCTGCTAATCTTCTTGCTATTCCCATAACTATAATTATTAACTTAAGTTTTTAGCGATTGTAAATCCATACCAAGATGTACCACCATCAAATGTATAGAATACCAATACATCTTCACCAGACGATGTTAATATTGGTTGAGTACCACCTGCCCAATTAACCGATGCCGGCCATGTTATAACATAAGCTCCTGCATTTACTGTCAATAATGTTAATCCAAATGCTTTTCCAGATGGTACATTACTAAATGTTATTGTTGCCGCTCCGTTGAAGGTTCTCTTAAAGTTATTTGCAGTTGAACAATCAATTGATACAGTTCCACCAGTTCCCAAATCACTATAAGTTTCTCTATATGATGTTGCTTCCACATAAGTTGAAGCATCAACAGCTCCAGTCACATTAACATCACCAGTTAAATTAATATTACCAGTTTGTAGAATGTTTCCTGTCAATCCTAATGTAGTACCATCAAATGTTAAAGCACTTTCAACACTTGCTCCAGCAGGTGCGTTTGAATATGTTAAGATACCATCGTTAGTTGTTCCAGTTATATTGAAAGATGTACCAGAAGTACCCGAAGTTAAGCCAGGTGCTGATGTACCTGATGAACCACTTACACCGCTTGTACCAGAAGTTCCAGAAGAGAATCCAGGTGCTGATGTACCAGATGAACCATCCACACCGCTTGTGCCAGATGTTCCAGATGTTACACCATAGAAAGATGTACCAGAAGTACCAGAAGAACCAGCTGGTCCAGTTTCTCCAACAGCACCAGAAGTACCGCTTGTACCGCTACTACCAAAATATGTTCCATCAAATCCAGAAGTTCCTGATGAACCACTAACTCCGCTTGTACCAGAAGTTCCCGATGAACCACTTTCGCCTGAAGTTCCAGATGTACCAGATGTACCACTACTACCAAATAAAGTACCATCTAATCCAGAAGTACCAGAA